CAACTTCCAATTACATAAACGAAAACCCCGGACACTTTTGGCATCCGGGGTCTTGGTTTAGTTAACTGTGTACTAAGTTGTCAAGACCCCGATAATCCATTATCCCATGTTGAGCCAAAGCGATACTCTGGCGCACTGGGGCAGGCCATAATCGATTTGCTTAGCTGGGATAAACTGAGGTGTTGCACGACTTCTCCAAAAAATTTAACTATTGCTGCTATTGTATAGTATATATCTACTTTTGTCAAGAAAAAACGGTGAATCAGAAAATATTTTTACATAAACTCAGGCAAAGCCCAATCAGGCCAGTGGCCGTCATCATGGCGTTGACCACAATGAGCGCGGGCTCTTTCCACCGAATGGCAACCACTAACCAGATGAGACCACCTGCTGACAGGATGATGGGTCCTTCGGGATAGTAGCCCAGGCTGTTCACGGCCGTGCCCACGATCAGTATGGCAGTCGCCAACCACTTCAAATACCAGTTGAGATCTTTATTCATACGTGTATTATAGCAGAGATCGTCCCTGATGTCAAGCATTATTTTCTTCAATGAAATCAAGAGGTTAGCAGGCTTTTCTGCCCTGGCAGGATCAGTCCCAGGCCAAAGACCTGGTCATACTGCTTGGCCAGGTCTTCTGCGGGATCAGTCACAAAAACCACCTTGGTGTCGCGCACAGTAAATTCCTTGCTAGATGAATATGGAACCCACTGACTAATGCCCACGCTGGCAGTCTGACCCGGACTCTGCGGTGGGTTGATGTAGACGATCAAGGGGTTGGTAAATTTTACTGTGCCTTCGCCCTGTTCAAATTCAGTGAGAATATCTTCGCCTGTAACCAGACGTACTAGTTTGATGTTCATGATCTTCCTTTAAATTACAATGTTGTTGCCGTCAATGGTGGGTTCAGGCCGGGGTTTTTCATTAAACAAGGAATCCAGTAGATTGGATCGTTCATTTTGTTTAATAGATTCATGTTTGTTGTCTGGTTCAGCAGTATGTTTAAAAAATCTGCCGCGTTGTTTCTGTCGAGAAATATCAAAGTTGCTTTTCCAAAGCACTGGATCAGCCTTGGGATCGTTCATCAATGCTGTAAAATAATCAATCATGTCATGCTGTGGCTTGGCCACACTCTGCATTACATTATATATACCCTCCAAGGCATAGGGAGGATACATGTTGTGTGGGTATTGATTGGTGATTGAATAATTTTGATGCACTGTCCAATCAATACACCCCATGGGTTCTACTTTTGCTCCAGTTTGCATTCTGCGCATCTTCATGCGAATGTTCCAGGGACACCAGGCATAGTAAAATACGGCCAGTTGATCAGTGTTATAGTATTCAAAGTGACGGCCGCAGGGATAGGAATGCTGATGTCCGTTTGGATCATCGCGATGAATAAGTCTGGCATGGCGATTGAATTCCGCAGCATTGGTGCTTGCTATATCAAAATCAAAGCCATGAAACTTTTGCTCCCACAGTGGTCGGTCATGGGTAGGAAGTACACTGCGATCTTCGTCGACAAATAAAACTTGTCTGACTTGTAGGTTGTAATCAACAGTATCTAATAGACGATAATCGCCTACAAGAAACTCAGTGACATTGAGACATACTCGCCAACCATCGTGCTGTAACTCATAATGCTGAACTTCAGCGTCAACCAGCTGGGCAGTAAAGTATTCATTGCGGCTATCAACAATTTCCCAGCCAGGGCAAATCTCGCGAATAATTTCCACACTGCGATCCCAGCTGCCATAGTTGATCATTACACCATGATCAAAATATTTTTTATGATGTTCTAACCACCAGGGTAACAGATATTCTTCGTTGAAGAAATGACAAACGACAGTTCGCTTCATTATAACGCCTTTTTAATTCTATCTAAAATGATTTCAACAACCTTGTCGCTGACTACAACTTCATAATGATTCAGTGGCATTTCTATGAGTTCAAAATCTTTTCTGTATTTCATACTTTCCAGAGTCACCACGCCATCATTTGATTGGTTTATCCAAGGGCTTTGTCCAGCAGTTGTAACAATCTGCGTCCAATTGGGTGGGGCTGGTATTTTCCTAGACTTGACTATGGGTCCGCGAATTGCACCAGAATCTTTCATCAATTGGTTGAATGGTAAAAAGTATCTGGCAAAATCTGCTTCTCTGCTCCCACCATATGGGGTGGATAAACTAACGCCACCCCGAGTAGTTTCTTTGTAGTAGTCTGCCAGATACAGACTGTATATTCCACCAAGACTATGACTGATAAAAAATAATCTCTCAGCATCATCTAGTTTTCCTTTCATGGTTGAAAGGTTGTTGTCAAATCCATGGTCACTCTTATATTCTAAAACCATTTCTGGTTCATCGAATTGATCTCTTACATAATGTCTGATGTGAGTGAAACTTTCAGCAGTGGCACTTGCTCCGTGAATGTATACTATCATATTAGTATAGAAAAATGGGGATCATAACGATCCCCAGGCTGTGTTTATTTGTCTCAATTTACAAGTTGTTTAGAGCCCTTGGCAGATGCTGTTTCACGAACTTCAATTTTCTTGGGCTTCTTGTGGTCGGGAATAATGCGTTCCAGAGCAATCTGCAGCATGCCATTGAACAGACCAGCATCCTTGATTTCAATCTGATCATTGAGCGCAAAGGTACGAGTGAATGCACGATTGGCAATGCCTTTGAACAGATACTCGTTCTCTGCGTCATCAGCAGTCTTGCCAGTAACAATCAGTTTGTCATCGACAAACTCAATCTCAATATCCTGTTTAGCAAAACCAGCAACAGCTAATTCGATAACGTAAGTGTTATCGCCTGTTTTCTTGATATTGTATGGAGGATAGTTGGGGATATTTTTTGTGACGTCGTCGTGCAACTTGGCCAGACGATTGAATTGTTCATCGAAGCCAACGAAAAATTTCTCGACATCTTTGAACTGGGCCCCAAAAGTTTCGGGCACGAATTGCTTGTTAAATACAACCATGTTGTTTCTCCTTGTTAAGCGAGTAAAATAAAAATTGCTATCCCTAAGGCATAGCAGTGTGGGCAACTTTAACGACGTACCCAGGTCGTTCCCATCCCGGGAATTAATGAACCTGTGTTTCGTCTTCGTCGGCTACAACATCTTGCAGGTCCTTGACCAGCTTGGCGCGCTTGGCGCCCCGCTCTTCTTCTTCAGGTACCTGAGGAATTGCCTGCTCACGAATCTTTTCGATTAGTTGTGCAACTGTCTCGTAGGGCTGCTTCGCTAGCGACAGCAGAATTGCGTTTACTTCATTGATGGTTAATTTTACTTCAATCATTATTGATCCTTTTGTCCACGTTTTTTGCCAATATTATACTTCGCCTGTAGGTTCCATTGATTTTTCTCATCATAATTCAGAATTTTGATTTGACTCAATGGAGCCTGGTCAGTATATTTATCCGGGTCGATCACTGTAATCAACCCCCAATCTGCCAAAAGTTTGGCAATGCTATTTCTGCGCTGGATATCATTGCGGCTCAGATCCACTTGCTTGCCATCCAAGGCGAATAATTCTTTGAAATGCACCACAAAGTAGTGTCCCTGTTTGTGCAGAATATGGCAGCTTTGAAATAGTGTATTATCACGACGGCTTGCCACACCAATACGGGTCAGTGTTTCTCTGACCTTGAGAAAGTCGTCGGGATTGGCCAATTTGATTTCCAAGGGAAAATATTCAAATGGCAGATCCAATTTAAAGAAATCAGTCATTATTTACCGCCTCTGTTCAGTTTATTTTTAATTTGTTCCAGCTGATCAGCGGACAACAGAGGCAATACTTGGCGAGCCTTATCTATGCTATATCCATAGTATTCTTGTACCGTTGCCAACACATCAACTGTTTCGGCTTTCAACCACTTGTTGTAACGTTTGCGTGGTCTAACGGTATTTATAAGAAATTCGAATTGTAGGCGTTTTTCTAGATGCGGGCGAGCATTCATTTCATTGGCGTAGATAACAGTATCTGCACCATAGCTCAGGCTCTTGTTTACAATGAAGGGGTTGTACTGCTTTTCGCTCCAGTCATCTACAATCAGCTTTTCCTTGCTGTGATTGATGGCGTTGGCAAAGTCGAAAGGGCTGATTGCAGGCTTCTTCCACACCTCTTCAACCGTTTCAACAACCTCATAGCCCAGTGCGTTTTTCATTGAGCAAGCATTCGGATCAATCCAATGGTATCAATTGTGGTTAAGAGTACATAATTGGCAAGCATACCAAATGACTTGCGAGTATAAGCAGCCCAAGCATAGATAGCACAGCCAGTGATCCACACAGGATAAAGTACCAGGAGGGGAGGAGTTGGTACGGTAAGTGCCATAGTAATGCTACAGCCAATACTGATAGCCCAAGCAAGAAGCTCGGCAGCAAAGCGAATAGGGCTTGTTCGGTAGTCATTGCGAATCCATTCAAAGGTTGGGCGGAAAAGATCAATCATAGATCAACCTGTACAAAGTCTTTGAGCACAAAATCAATGGCCTCAATCATGCGGATACTGTGAGCCACATCTTCGGCATGCAGCCAGCCACCGGCTTTAAACCTATCCAGCTGTTGCTGCAACGAGTCTCGATAGTCAGTAAGTCCACATACAGTGATGCGGTCCACGGTTTCATAATCAATCTGGCATCCAACGGTATTATTCATCACGTACTCCAAAATGTGCTTTAATCAAATCATCACTCTTAAAAGGCTCGGCTGTATCAGCAATGGCAGCTGCCTCTAATATGGCCCGGCGCAAGATCGTTTCAACCTTGTCGCGAGCCATCCATTTACCACTGGTATCCAGACCTATGTCCTGAATCAGTTCCTGTATACGGTTCATTTAAACTCCACTGCCGCCATGATCTCGGTTAGACAGGCCACCAGATTAATTTCAGCATCGGCGACGAATGCTGCTTTATACTGATAGTCAGCCAAGAGCAGGACTAGCTGTGGAACTTGCTTGACCTGATCTGTGAGCTGGTCATACAACAGACGGAACAGAGTCTGTGGATCTGAGTCAATGTTATTGACAACCCACTGACGCATTTTCTTGAAGTCCTTTTCTTTCAGACTTTCAATCAGGTCCTTGACATTGGCTTCCTTCATGTTGACCAGCACGCCTTCGTCAATCACACCACTGACACTGTAGCGTTGCAGTTCATTTAAGATGCGACGATAGTCAGGAAAATGTCGTTCAATGAGTTTCGCCACACTCTTGGGATCACTCTTGACATTCTCATTGACCAGTATTTCATTGACTCGCTTAAAGAAGCCTGAGGCAATCTTGGGGCGGTCTGCTGCAACAATCTTGAACTCAATCACAGTTGTTCTGCTGTGTAGTGGAGCAATGATGCGATTTTTAAAGTTGCAGGTCAGGATGAAGCGACAATTCTTGCTAAACTCTTCGATAAAGTTACGCAAGGCTGGCTGAGTGCTATTAGGATTGAGATAGTCTGCCTCATCCAGGATCACCACCTTGGGTTTGCCTTCAAAGCTAACTGTGCTGGCAAAGCCAAAGATTTCATTTCTCAGGGTATCAATATTGCCATTCATACTGCCATTGATGACAATATAATCTGATCCCAGCTCTTCACACAGGGCACGAGCCACAGTAGTCTTGCCCATGCCTGCTCCACCACAGAGCAACATGTTGGGTATCTCACCTTTGGCGACAAACTGTTCAAAAGTTTCTCGCTGATCCGCAGGTAGAATACAGTCCGCCAGACGGCGCGGACGATATTTTTCTACCCACAGGAATTGATCATCACGAAATTGCATTTTATGCGTCCTTAATTTCAGCCATATCAGTACGACCGGCTGCTTTTAAAAATGTCTGCAGGCGTTGTGCTAGAATAGCATCTGTGACATTCTCAAAGGTCACTTCTAAATCAATCAGTGTGTCACCACTGTCACGGTCATTTTGAGTATAGCACAGACGCCAGCGTTCTGTCAAGTTAGGTGTTGTCATATTATACCACGCTGTCTGGTTCCATGGCCAACCAATACTCCAGAGCCTTGGTGTCATGCTTAAAGTGGAAGAACTTTTTCTTGCTAATGGTTACTGTATAGGCATCAGGCACCACCTTGAAGTTCTCTACTGCCAGGCGACAATTGAACTCATGATCTGTGCTTTCCAAGGTACGCTTATAGCTATTGCTGCTGGCAGTCTTGGGATCGCCTACACTTAAAGTAGTCTTGCCACCCTTGCTGACCACGCTGATAAATTTGGCACCTACAATGGCAGCTGCCTTATTCAACATCAGTACATCGGTGTTGCTCATCTTGAAGGAATAATGATTGTCAACTGCAATACTCTTGCCAGCTTCTGGCGCAATAATCACACTCTCATCGGCATAGAAGAATTCAAACTCGCCACCGTCTTTGCTGATCTTCAGGCTAGACTCGCCAAAATCAATGTCCTGATCTTCCATGAGGGTAAGCAGACTTAGCAGACTATTAAGATCATAAACACAGAAGTCCTTGGGGAAGGTTTCGTTCACCGTTGCCTTGGCAAAGATATTCTTCTGTGGACTGATGGTCATCAGCTCAGTACCTGGTCGGATGCGCAGGTTATTATTTACCGATGCAAAGTTCTGCAACAGTTTAATGGTCTCAGTACTAATTTTCATTGAGAAAACTCCTTGTTTAAAATTACATTGTATATGGGTTGATTGAAAGAGTCAATAGCCGACACTTTAATCTCATCGAACAATTCACCAATTGTTCCATTGTTGTCAATAACGCCATCCAATGGATAGGCAATCCAACTCCATTCTGATGCATGGATGCCGGCCGGTGGATCTGGTCTGTGACCAGTCAAATACATTTCAGCTTCGGTCCACCATAATGGTAGTGGTCCACGCTGGATTCTGAACACTCTGCCACCGGCATTGCGTATGGCAGCAATCTCGTTGGGGAAGCGACAATCAGTGATGACAATGTCTTCGGTCGTCTTGCGCATCTTATTTTCCAGACTGGCAATCCAGATGTCTTCATGGAAGGCACGACGACCTACTTC